GGTCTCAGTCATGAGGGTTTCCTTTCAAATAGAGGGGTCTCATATAAGGCATGGTTTTTCTCGCGGAAAGCCTATACCCCATGTCGGGGTATAGAACTTGGATCAACGGGAAACGGCGAGAGCCTGTTCCACCATCGTATCCCATTCCTCATCAGTCATCAGCTCAGCGCGCAACTTCGCATTCTCAACTTCGAGCGTCCGCACGCGGGCCTTAAGGTTAAAGGCAGCGTACTTCTGCTCTTCGTGAGCAACAGCGAAGAAGATGCTGAGGATGGTGACGAGGCAGAGGGCGATGTAGAGCATAGTCTTTCCTTTCGTAGGATCTTCAATATACGACGAGTTTATCCTGCGAAAAAAAGATAAGCCTAGATCCCATGGCGGGATCTTTGGCTGGAAGGTGGTAGGATCAGAAGTTCCAGGTCTTCTTCTTGCAAACCAGCTCGGCGGCGATCAGCGCGAGGCCGATGACGACGAAGGGGGCGATGACAAGAGCGAGGAGGGTGGTCATTGTGGTTCCTTTCTAAGGGTCTTCAATATACAGTGTGTTATTTCTGCGACTCCTGTGACTGGTGCGACTAAGCAAAAAAAAGATAAGCCTAGATCCCATGGCGGGATCTAGAACTGTGTCAGAGGTAGTAGTGGTCGTACTGCTCAGAGCTCAGTCCAGTAGCAGCAAGCTCCTCGGCGTAGTCGAGGACGGCCTGTGCAGCGGCGGGAGAGAGGTTCATGAGAGTGTCCTTTCTATGACGGGTTTCAATATAGAGCCCGTTTTCTACGCGAAAAAAAAAGATAAGCCCAGCCCCCCATGCGTATAGCACAGGGGGCCAGGCGAATCTCAGAAGGGTTTAACCTTCATGATCAAACCAAACGCCTTCGAGCTGACGACTGCAAGTCGCTCGTACTGGAGGACGGCTACGATACCAGCCAGTGAGGTAGCTGCACCGAGAATCGCGTCTTTGCTGAGCTTCTTGCTCTCACCAAGGGCTTTGGCTTTTGCAAGAGTCTCGACATTTCGAGCAATTGTGGTGTAGTCCTCACTAGAGGGATCGTGAAGCTCAGCCTCCTTCAGAGCAGCTTCAATTGTCTGCTGAATGGGGTCAGGGTTCTTCATGGATGGGCTCCTTTCTAGGGGTTCATTATACCGCAGGTTTTTCTCGCTTAGACCTGCTTGACGTCCAGCGTCACCTTGCCATTCCGGAGCATCTCAGCGACGCCCTGGTCGAAGGTGGCGTGGATACCCTGGTCCTCGGACACGTGAAGGGCTCCAGAGGGCTGGGTACCCTGGTACTTGTTGGAGCTCACGCCAAGGAGAACACCAAGGAAGGTGTCGACCGCAGCAATCGTACCGGCAACCTCCGTAGGAGAGGGAAGGTGCCAGAGCGCGGCGAGGGTGACGTAGAGAGCACTGGTAGCGGGAAGGCAGACCAGCGCAACCCACTTCAGAATGTCGTACGTCTTGTTGTGCATTGATTCTCCTTGCTTGAGATGCTTAGCCATTTTCTTTCTTCCTCCTAGCGGGAGGTCTTGGGGTAGGGACCACGGGGAGCCGTTTAACTTCGTCGACAATTCTCTCGGCAAGACCGTTACCACCGAATTCCAAGTAGGGATCAACGAGATACTTCATGAAGTCCTCGTACTCGTCAAGGGTCAAGAACCCTCGGTGGATATAGGTCTTTCCGACATAGACGATACGGTCGTGTGCCATCCCCAGGAGCAAACGAGTATTCGCTGAACTCTTCTCTCGCCGCTTCTGAAGGTATGCCCAGAACCCAGTGGAGCTGAATATACCCAGGAATACGGCGACAGTGAGATCCAAGAATGGACTGAAACCGAAGTGCGTCATGTTAACCGATCAAGAAATATGGACGAATACCGAATCCGTAATTAATAGGGGCGGTTGAGACCTCACCGTTGGCCTTGAGATATACAGCGGTACTCTGGTGGGAACGATCACGGAGCCAGTACTCATAACCCGGGAAGATCATGGTATGATTCTTCTCGAACGCCGAGAGCTGACCAAGGTTGAGAGCGTTGCCCTCAGGACCGGCGCCCATCAGTCGACGACCGAACACCATGGTCTCGTCAAGGAGCATGGCGTATGAGCTGTACCAGGTGTACGAGATAACCGTTCCTTCAGTGCGGATACCCTGAGAGACTCGAGTCCAGCCCTTCATGAGGTTGTCTCCGAATACAGACCGGGCCATTCGCTCAGCCTGAGCAAGCCCAGACTTATTGATCGTGTGATCCAGATAAGAGCCCGTGAATGGGTTGGTCTCATGAAGTGGGGCACTATATAGCGCCTTGTCGGGGACAACTACCACGTGGTGCTGCTGGATAGGCGTACCACCGACACCGTAGAAGTAGTTGAACGCTGCAATACGCCAGTTGACACCAGCGTAGGTCCAGTAGTCACCAAGGTACATACCACTGAAGGTACCATTACGGATGCTCGACATATAGTTCGAGACACTCGTACCGAGCGAAGCACCACGGTAAACAGAGTTGTGCATACCGAAGTGACTAATGTTGACCATGTTGTAGAACGTCGACGACGTCTCCAACTTTGACGAGACATTAGTGACACTGGACTCGATCTGCCCGGCTCGGTTCTCGAGCTGAGAGATCTTGGTGTTCTGAGAGTTATCGCTAGCCTTGAGGTTAGCCACATCCGTCGAGGTATTCCCACCAGCGTTCTGGAGAGCATCTCGAACAGTCTGGAACCAGTTGTCGAACTCACCCTGGAGCTTGGCCTGGAGCGAGTTGAGGTTGATCGTGCTTACCGGTCCACTCACATACGGAGTAAGACTAGATCCCACGAAGTTCGTGATCGACTCGGCACCGATGGCTCGGGCGTTCTTCACGACGCGAATGTTCGCGAGGATCATGTACTTCTTCTCCCCGTCACTCGGAATGAGCGGGGGGTTCGGCGTAGCAGAGGCGGTACCCTTGATGATCTCAAGCTTTGCGCCTCGAACCGCCTTGGAGATATCGACAGACAGAACAACCGAGTCGATACGGTCCAGAGTGGCATTCGCTGCCTGGACAGCGAGCGTCTCATCGCCGGTGTTCTCGACCCAACGACGGTTAAGCCAAGCCTTTCCAGATCCAACGAAGATGTTCATACTGTTCGCAACCGGGCGGACAAAGAACTTGTCCCCTACGTTAGGGAATACTCCGTCAGAGATGATACCGTCAAACAGGGACCCGAACTGGTCTGCGTCGTATACCCGGTCGCCATTCACCGAGTTGTAGAAGCCACTATTAATGGGCATATGTTAACCCCTTTCTCGAGGCTCGATAATCTCGCCCGGACCCTTACGAGCGAAGTCAATACGGAAGCTGTCGCCATTCCACTTGCCTCGAGAGGTCATGGAGATGGTGGGTACCTGAGAGAAGCCGTCGGCAGACCAAGACTCTGTCATCTCAGTAAGCTGTGCCTCAATAGGTCTTGAGTTGCGACCGGTGGGGACATAGTAGAAAATATCCCCGACATCGAATCCGGTTCGGAACTGGACGTTCGAGAAGCTGTCGATCTTGCCCGAGACCATCTCCACCGGTGAGTACTTCGGGAACATGGCGTCCAGAACCCAGAACGGATACCAGATCTCACTCAGAGATCGAATATGCTGCTTCTGAAGCTCAGTCAGCTTGTTCCAGTCCTCTACCTTGTATGGCTTGTGGACCTGGGTATTATCCCACAAGACCTCACGTCGGTCGACGGGGTTCTCGGATCGAATCGTGTGCTCTCGAGTGTGGGTCGACCCATCTGCAACCCACTGAAGATCCACATCACCACTGTCCCAGATCTCGTAGATCGTACTCTTCACGTCGACAATACTCTGGACAGACTCAAAGTCACTGAAGTTGTCGTTCGCCTCAGACAGTGTGATCGTTTCAACGAGGTGTGGGGCATTAAGATATGTGTGATATCCACCCTTCTCGAGCTTGACTCGATAGAACATCGAGTATCCATTCGGCTTACAGGCCGAGATCACATTCCGGAACATCTCGACCGCAGGGTTGCGATCGTAGATGATCCACTTACCGTCCTGGAGCTTGTTACCAGTGTCGTTCACATATGCCAGCTGAGTGACCTGGTCATTTCGATGGAAGTGGAAGTTCGGAAGCTTACGGTTCGGCTCAGCATTGTCACCGAAGTGTCGGTGTGCAATTCTCTCGGCGAAACCCTGAGCATCGAATCGACCTTGAGCATCGGGAATGACCCAGCTACGGTGAAGCTGAACTCGCCACTCGTATAGGCTCTCAAGAGATCGTCCAGTGTACTTGTGGAGGTATACTCGGTTATCGATCTGCTTGATGTCTACAGTCTCGATAACCATGACATACTCAGTATCGTCCCTTGTGAGGAAGTTACCAAGTCCGTACTCAGGATACGAGGATGTAGAATATACCTGGAGCTCGAACTGACCATACTCATAAGCGCGCTCAGTCCAGTTCAGTGAGATGAACGTGCTGGGAATCTCGCGCTTATCATCGAAGTTATCTTTTTTCGTGTAGAATAAGTGCATCAGATTCCTCGATAAAGGCTTTCATACTCGATGGACACACCAAGATCCTCACTACCGCCAGAATACTGCAATGACAGAGTATTGATACCAGGGTGCATCTTGATCCATTCACTCCCTGGAGCCAGAACACCAGTAATGAATGAAGAGCGACCACCAGCGTGGTGGATGATAGACTTCTTCCCCGGACGGGTATCCACCACAAGCTTCTCGCCAGCGTAGAACTGACCAGCCCTCGAGATAGACATGGTCTCGTCGAATGTGGTGTTCGAGATAATGAGGTTCCCCACTGTTCCAAAGAAGGTAAATGTGATAGTAACACCCGCGGGGGCATCTCCGTGGTATCGGATGTCCTTACCCGTGGAGTTAGTCATGTCGCCGAAGATAAGCTTGTGGTTGCCTTCGGAGAAGAATGGGAACTCGAATTGTGGAACGGTATCGTTGAACCCGACGACCTTCTGAATCTGAGAAGAAGAGGCCTTCCAATACGGGTCAAGCCCGATCAAGGATACCTGGACTTCCTGTCGCTCTGCGAAGATATTCGGCTCGACAGATTCCACGATAAAGTCAGACTTAGCGCTGACCCAGTCGGTGATCACCTCGAGGGAGATGGTCTCTGATACTCCGAAGTACTTGTAGAGCTTCCTCCGGAGCTGCTGGATGTCCTCTCCCCAGGGGATCAGAGTCAGCACAACATTGCGTGTACCAACCCTGACCCCCTTGAGGAAAGCACCATCAATCAAGGCGTATCGATCCATGCTGAGATCGGCCTTGACGGGTCCCAGACCAGTAATCTCCTTGATCGCGATCCCCGACGAGTAGGGGTCACGGATGTCGATAGTAAGTCGTTCCCCCGACTTAGTCGTGGACGAGATCTCTGAGATCATAGTGTCAACTTGTCCTTTGCCATAGCCAGCTGCGTGTTGGTGTTGCGGTAGATAGTAGCCGCATCCAACGCCTCTGGCGAGTTGTTGGTCTGGTTGAACGTGATGTTTGTAACACCATTTTGACTCTTCGTGTCAGAAGTGTCAACTGCGATCGGAGCAGCCGGTCGAGCGCTGTTCGCAATGCTCGCGGTGACTCCGACGGCGGGTATAAGTCCTCCGATACCTCCAGCCTGCTTCTTAAGCTCCTCAAGATCGAGGATGGGCTTGATCTCGGGCTGGAAGGACGGGTCTTCCTCGATGAGGTCGTTGACTCCATCAAGAGCTTTGTCCAAGGCATTGTAGGCGGCCTTACCGAGACCAGTGCTGGCCTCAGCGATGTTCTGATGCTCGTCACGGATACCGATAGCGAGTCCCTCGCCCATGTACCCACCGATCTCCTTCATAACTCGAGAAGGTGAGTGAATACCGAGCGCGTTCTTCAGCTTCGAGATACCATTCTTGGCACCCTGAACAAGCTGAGAACCGATCTTCCAAGCCTTACCGGCGATACCACCAGTCACACCATCGATGATGGCCCAACCGATCTCGAGACCGACCTGACGGAACTGGGCCGAGTACTTGGTGATCGCATCTCGGACGCCTCGCAGGAGCTGGAGGACAGTCCAGAGACCCTTATCGATAATCTTCGGACCATTCCTAGCAATCCCGTCAAGGAAGTTGATGATGACGTTCGTAGCTGCGTCAATCACCTTACCGATGTTATCAGCAATACCGTTCAGGAAGTTCGCCAGGATCTCAGCGCCCTTAGCTCCGAACTCGTAGGCGTGGTTCGAAAGCTCAGTGAGTAGTGCCTGGATAAGAATAAACAATGCTGCAACAACACCGGGGATGTTTACGTTGATGGCGTAGATAAGTGCCCCAATGAGCTGACCCATAGCTACAGCCAGCTCCGGAGCCTTGGCTCCGAGGGTGATGATGAAGTTGGCAATGGCGTTAGCTAGGTCAATCGCCAGCTGGGGTAGAATGGCGCCGAGCTGCTTGAGCCCCTCGGTCAGTACCAGGAATGCTGCGGCACCGGTAGTGGCACAGATACCCAGAACAGCAGCAAAGGCCGCCATACCAATCGAGATCGGTAGAAGCGCCAGACCAATAGCCAGTAGTGCAGCGGTCAATAGCACCAGTCCGACCGCGACTGTCTGAGCAACAGCAGAGGCAATCAGAAGTACCGCGAATCCACCGGCAAGAGCCACAAGACCGATTGCCAACTCGCCCCATGAGATGGTCGACAGCTGCTTGAGGGCTCCGGCCAACAGGATGAACGAGACCGAGGCGATACCCAGTGCAACGGCACCATTTTGAAATGCGCTGGCTGCAGCCATTCCCGCAGCAAGAATGCCTAGACCAATAGCCAGACTGATTAGTCCCTTGGCTAGAGTGGCTACATCCATACTACCAAGCACGTATACCGCTCCAACTAGAGTGGTAACTGCAACGGCCATAGCTAGCATAGCAGCGGCTCCTCTAGCATTTGACCTACCGGCAATTACTAGAGCCGCAGATAGTGCTGCAATCATCACACCGAGAGCAAGTACGCCTTGAATGAGTTTACCCGTATCCATAGTTCCAAGCATCCAGATAGCAGATACTAGGATGTTACAGGATACGGCTAGAGACAGGAGTACCAGAGCACCCTTACCCATGTACGGGTTCTTACTGACCGTAGTCATGAAACCGGCAAGTGTCGCGACCAAGAAGTCCAGAGCAATTACTCCCTGAATAGCCTTCCCGGTATCCATGGACCCAAGCATATAGATTGCTCCGGCGAGGATGACGCACGCTACAGAAAGAGCCAGGAGAATACTAGCTCCTCGCTCCACGCCCTTTAGATGTGTGGTCTTAATGAGGAACTGGCTTAATAGCTCAAGCAAGAACTTCATAGCGACCATGCCCACTACCGCGCCCTTTACGTCCATCCCCGATAGGATTCGAACAGCGGTGGCCATGAGAATCATAGCGGCACCAAGAGCAATAAGCATTGTCACAATCAGAAGGGTGCTCTTCTTGAAGGCGATCAGCTTGGTCAGCGTCTGCATCATATCTTCAATCAGGCTGAACAAATATTTCATTGCAGCAAGAGTGATGAAAAGTTTCGGCGCTGGTACGAGAGACATCAGGATCAGAGCGCCAGCCAATACTCCAAGAGCAATAGCAATTGTCAGAAGAGCCTTAGCTTTAACCTTCTGCTCGAACGCCTCAAGGACTCCTCCGAGTTTGTCAAAGACATTACCAAGCTTATCAGCAACGTTCCCAATTTTGTCGAAGTTCTTCTTGAAGGAGTTGATCCATCGAGTGAAGGCAATAAGCACTCCGCCGCCGATAGCCCCTACAAGAATCTTCCCCATGTCGTAAGACTTGAGGTTGTCGTTTGCGTTACCGAGGGCTTCGCCAACAGCACCGAATGCATTCTTAACCGCATCCTTGACCTTAGGAGCGAACGTCTCGGTGACGAAATCCTTGAACTCCTGGAATTTCTGCTTGATAGTGTCGAACAATTCAGGGAGGTGAACCGCTCGAGCGACCTGCTTGATGTCCTCGAACCACTTCTTGAGGAAGTTCTCCTTGGCGGCCTGGCCAGTTTCCTTAGCCGCCTGAGCAGCCGCAGACCCTACGCCAGATACAGCGCTAGCCGCCTCTTTAGCCTTCTCCTTTACCGCGGAGTGTCCGTTGACCCACTCCTGGAAAGCGAGCGCGACCTCCTTGATCTTTCCGCCAATATCGGAGAAAGACTTACCAAGGTGGTCCCAAACACTGCTATTTTGAACGGCGTTCCACGCTTCGACAATCGCATCCTTGAGTTCAATGAGCTTTTCCTTCAGCCACTGAACTTTCTCGGAAATCTTGAGCTTCTGACCGAGAGCGTCGAACTTCTCGCCGAGAGAAGCAATGATTGCCTCGGATGAGGTCATCCCATTGAAGTCGAAGCCCTTGAAATAGTCAGAGAGGGCTGATTTTCCCGAGAGAAGCTTAGCCTTCAGCTTGTCACCAACGCTCTGCCCGAACTCGTGGAGCTTGGTCTTGGCAGTGTCGATACCACTCTTGATCGAGTCGATAGCGGCAGTGAATTCTCGACCAATGACGGAGTTCTTAAGTGCTTCTTTAACTAGTCCGAATTTAGAAGCAAGGCCCTTCAGACTGTTTCCGAGATTTGTAACCTTAGACCCAAAGTCAAGCCAGATGATGAAGCTGTGGATAGCATCCACAACCCACCTGATAGCCTTACCGACAAGATCGATAGGCGGAAGAAGAAGCTTTAGTAGCTTTCCACCTAGGTCTAGCTTGGTGAACCACTGGTCGAACCAGTAGATTGCCTTACCAAGTACCTTAGTGATCTGGAAGACACCAGAGTTAATGCCCGTGAATGCCGGGAACAGAGCACTAATAATATGGGAGGCTACAGTAAAGATTACCTGGGCGACCTCACCAATGATGGTGGCGAAGATGTGGAATACCGAGAATAGTCCGGTGAATGTCCACTCCAGCTTATCCGCAAAGTTATTAGTGATTATCAGCTTTTCTGTGAAATCAGCAAAGGCCTTGATAATCTTGTATAGCCCCTCTGGAGAAGCATTCAGGAACACTCTTCGGAATGCCGTGCCGATCTGACCCAAGACCTTAATCATGGCCTGGAAGATGTTGAGCATGGATCGAAGTATCTCATCTCGGCCGCCGAGGTCGACAAACCCCTTGAGGAAGTCGTTCCTGGCTCGAGACATATCGCCAATCGCGCCACTGACCCAGTTACCAACTGAGGTGAACAGAGTCTGGGCCTGGTTAAAGTCACCGATTAGGATTCGCCAAGTCTCAGCCCATCCCGAACCAAGAGCTTCTCCCCAGGTACCAATCATCTGAGAGAAGGTTCGAATCTGAGTGGCCGAATCACCAGCCGCCTGGGCCAGCTGCTTCATCTTATGGGCCTGCTCCTCCGAGTAGCCCATCTCCATGATCTGAGCCTCAGAGAGGTCGTTAGTCATGACCTTCAGGGTCTGCATCATGACTTCTGAAGTGAGCCATCCCTCTTGAAGGGATAGTCGGAAGTTCCCCTGCTTCTCGATGGCGGCGTCTACGCCCGTATTCATGATCCGAGAGGTCTCGATCAGGGCGTCCTGGAACTGCTTACCGGCGATACCAGCGTGCTCCAGAGACATCCAGTCCTGTAGCTTCACTACACCAGAGCTCATAGCCTGAGCGAGCTGGTATGTAGCCTGTGCAGCCTGAGTGGCATTCGCTCCAGAGAGGGCAGCCATGTTCGAGAAGCCCTTCACTGAAGCGGTGGCGTCTTCGAGTCCGACACCAGCAACCGTGAAGGTACCGATGGCGGAAGTCATCTCGGTAAAGTTATAGATGGTCTTGTCCGCATAGCTGTTAAGCTCGTCGAGCGCCGCATTGACCTGGTCCAAAGTGGTACCATTTTGACTAGTGTTGGCCAGAATGGTCTGGACGGCATTAATCTGAGTCTCGTACTCGTGGAATCCGTCGATTGCAGGCTGAATAAAGCTCTGAAGCATCGACTTTCCGGCAGAGATGGCAGCTGCACCGATTCCGCCAAGGGCGGTAATGCCAATTCCCTGCATGACAGACATGTTGGACGCTGCGTCGACAGCAGATCGAGCAAGATCACCAAGCGTGGTGTTCTTAGCGATCTCTCCGACACGCTTAAGGCCGTTAGCAGCTCCCTCCATCTTCAAGGATTCCTTGAGTCGGTCCATTCCGGACGCGGATTCCTTGATAGCTGATAAGAACTGCTTGTTATTCATCTTGAGCGAGACTACCCGCTCGTCAATAGTTGCCACTACTTAGTGACCTCCTTCCAGGCCTTCTTCGTAATCTTGTCGAACACCGGCCTGATGGCGGGATTGATGTAGTCTCGGCCAACAACATACCCGCCATTGCGAGTTCCGTGGCCATATTGCAAGATGACGGCGATGTTTACGCCGTTGTTTACGTGTGAATTTGTCCAGATGATCTTCCAGCTGTTACCAGTTCGAGTGACTTCGTAGTTCCAACTGGCGGCTGTCTCGCCCGACCTGGAGGGGGTCGCTGACTTGAGAGCAGAAACCCCCTCCTTGCCGAACTGATTCATGATCAGAGCCAGGTCTAACTTCGTCATTCTGTCAAACCAATTCCTGGTGAGTTTCCAGTCTCCCTGGCTCTCGATCGTAATCATGATTCTCCTAGACTAGAGATTCGGAGTAAATG